TGTGAGCCAAGTGGTCTTGGTGGATGTACGCAAAGGCGTTCTGGCCCAGAGCCATGGCAACGTTCTCATCGGCTGATGTGCGCTCCTCTGGGGCTGGTGTGTCCTTGAGAAGCTCGTTGATGCCCGGGATCTTCAACTGCTTGAGCAGGCGCTGCTCCACCGCTTGGCGGTTGTACAGGTCTGGGGCTTTGTCAGCCCTGCTCAGCACGGCCTGCATCTGGGCCATACGCTGGGTCTCAGAGAAGATGTGCGGGTCAGACACAGGCACCACGTCAGTGTTGCGCTTGAAGTCCTCTGCCGTGATCTCCAAGTCCTCAACGATCTCACCCTTGCGCTGGTCTTCCAAGTACCAGCGGTTTAAGCGGCCAAGGATCTTCAGGACGCGAGCCTGAGAGTCATGCAGACGGGCATGGATGGCCGAGAAAACAGCAGCACCCTGCTCAATCAGTGCCTGAGTGGTGCCGACTGGGGTGTTGGCGCCGACATCAGCGATCTTTTCCTCGGCTGTTGTAACCACGCCACGGGCAGCTTTGTCGAGGTAGCCCACCAACTGGAACAGGACTGGCGATGGTGGGTTGAACGGCATGGGCATGGCGATCTTGCGGATGTCGTCCACGCCCGGAGCACCCTCGACCTCAACGATCTGGGTGACGTCAACCTGCTGGCTCTGGCCGCTGATCTTGGCCCCCTTGAGCTTGAGCATGGTCGCGGCGTTGTTGATGTGTGCGCTGTCCAGCAGGGCACGGATGCCGCCAGTCAAAGCCGCAGACAAGCCGCCGATCAGGTGTGGCAGGCCAATAGCGTAGGCACCCCGCCATGGGATGAACTTGAACTCGACGACCCAGTCCAGCTTGGTCATGGTGTCGTCGCCGTCTTCCCAGTTTCGGTACAGGCCGACGACCTCGTGCTCAAGCTCGTCGATCATCATGATGTACGGGGCCATCTCGCCGTCAGATTCCCCGTCCTCTTCCAGCTCCAAGTGGCAATAGACGTGGTAAACCGTGCGCTCGCCGTCTTCGTTGTCCTGATACTTGCGGCCTTCGATCTTGTCGTTGGCCTTCTCGGCTGCCGACTGCTCGGGCTGCATGGTCGCCCGAATCATGTCGATGTCACGGTACAGGCCAGTGCGGATTCGGCGGCTGAACTCCCACTCGGTAATTACGTGAACCTCGGTCGCACGCTGAGCTGTGTAGAAGTTGGTGGCCGAGAACGGCACGATGACTCGGTCAATCGGCAAGAACTCAGCGCAGGGGCGCTTCTTCTGCTCGTCGTACCAGAGCTTCATGTACTGGGAGCCGCCCAGTGGTAGCTGAGTCAGCAGTTGCTCCTGCTCGTCGCGGAACTCCTCGATCTGCTCGGTAAGCTGCCAGTTCATGTAGTCGCGCTTGCGCTCTGCACGGGCTGTCTTTTCCTCGTCCACTTGACCAAGGATCTTGGTCTTGACTGGGCCGTCAGGTGGAAACATCTCTTTGATTGCGCGGGAGGCAAAGTCCACGCAGGCCTCGGCCATTACAGGGTGAACCACCTTGGAGGCGCCAGAGAAGGTTGCGCCACCCGGAGCATCCTTGCCCAGACCAGTGCGCTTGAGGCCCTCCTCGTACTGCTTGTCGCGCTCTTCGCGGGCTTGCTTGTCCTTATCAATCAGATCGATGTAGCGCAAGGCGATGCTGTTCAGGTCGAGGGGGCTGATGCGTTCGGCCAAGTTCTCATAGAACTCGCCATCTTCCAAGGGGCCCTCGGTGTCCATCTTCACCACCACAGAGCCGTCAGGCATCTCCTCAAGCTCTGACGAGTCGTCAGGCAGCTCGTACTCCTCTTCCTCGTCCTGCGTCTCCACGGGCTCGTCGGCCGTACCAGAAACGAAGCGGCCGTATTCGGGCTCAATTGGAAACTCTGTAGCCATGAATCAATTCCTCTGCATTAGTTCCAGACGCATTGCATCTGGGTTATCGGTGAACTGTATCGGATTTTGAACCTGTTGTTCATTATTCTCATCAAAGATTTGTGAGCCGATTGTTGTGGCCCCTGCGGCTTCGGCGCCGGGTATGCCAATCTTGCTATATAAGGGTTGACCCTTAGTGTTAATGTCTTCTCGCATCTGAGGGGTTACCTCAAAGCTGTGCAATGGTTTTGCGTTGATATCGTCAAGTTTTTCGTGGAAGATGGCTTTTTCTTCTGGCGACATTGCAGCGTAATCTTGGGGCGTGACCCCCAGCTTCATGGCTGCATCACTGCGGCCATCTGGGCTTCGGATGCCAATTTGATCTACCTGCACGCCGTACTGCTTGCCCAGCTTGTTGAGGTAGTCTGGCAGCATCTTGTCGTAGAAGCCCTTCATGCCCTCACCGCCAACCTTCAGATCCTCTCCAGATAGGACATGCAACCCAATGTTGTTTGCGGGAGATTGCAGAAGTTTGTCAGTGGCCTCTTGCCCAATATGAGAAACAACCTCGGTAGGTGTTAGCCTGCTGATGTCCGCCACAGGCTGACCTTCCTTTGTGGCCGTAAAGTATCCAGTGCTTGGGTTATACGCAATTTGATCAACGTGTTGACTCAAGTCGTACCGTGCAGCCTGCTCTGCGCCGGGGGTCAGTGCCACCTTGTCGTATCCACCCTCAGCAGCCTCTTGCATCACCTTGCGCAGAGCCAGCTCCTGCCAGTCTTTCTTGAAGGGTGCGTCAGGCACGGAAGTCAGCTCACGATCAAGGTAGTCGTATTGGTCGAGACTCAGCTCACCGCTCTTGTAGCGATCACCCAGCTCTTTGCGACGAGCTGCCATGTTTGTTGAGTAACCGTAGTCTTCAGGCACAGCAGCCTGAGCTTCTTGCTTGCTCATGCCAGATTTGACCAAACGATTGACCTCTTCAGCACGGGCTTGACGACCCTTTTGATGCCAGTCGGATTGAATCTCCTCAACGTGCAGGATCTTCTCACCGTTGGGGCCGATGCGGTCACTGACGCGGATGCTTGCCAGAATGTTTGGCTCGCCGCCGAAGTGGGCTGGGGCGCCGGGGAAGCCCTCGCCCGCAGCGGCAGGCATCTTCAGCAGGATCTCGCGGTAGTTCTCGCCGCCGGGTATCACGTACTGCTGATGGAAGGAGCTGCCCTTGCCTTCTCTCAATTGCTCGCGTGCCCGCTCTTGCAGCTCAGGCCAGTCGAACTTGAGGCTCAGGCGGTAGTTCTCCTCAGCCATGGCGTCGATGTCATCGCCACGATTGCTGAACTCATAGGCTTCGTCCCGACCCTTTTCGTAGGCCAACTTATCAGCCAGCACGTCGATGTCCTTTTGGCTTGGTTCGCTCAGAACCTTCTCTTCGATCTTGACGGGAGGACGAGCCTCCAGCTCTTTGATGAACTCAGCCTTGGTCATCTTGGGCATGGCCTCGATCTCGGCCAGCTTGCGGCCCTTGAGTTCAGTCGCCTTGATGCCGGGAGCGGCCTTGACCTCGGCCATAAACTCTTTGCCAGTGCCCGCTGGACGCTTTAAGTTCTGCGCAGTCTTGTCAACGGCAGAGAAGAAGCCCTTGATCAAATTCGTGACAGCACCGACCTTGCCTCCACCCGCCAGCTCGAGGGCCATGGTGTCTGGGTTGTCTGAGACCCGAACGGTGGCGTCCGACACAATGCGTGCAGCCTCGTCAACCGTAGCGCCCTGATTGACTAGGCTCACAATTTTGTTCAGGGTTCTCATGCTGTCGTCCAAGCCGTACTTTTTGGCAGCCAGAACGAAGTCGTTGCCGTCAATTTTGGCAGCCGGTGGAGTAACAGCGCCACCCTCTTTTAAGCCCAGCTTCTGCATCTCAGTGAGGATGTCTTCCGTGATCAACTGAGACGGTGGATAGCCACGGGTGTAGTCCATGTAGCCGGGTGCTCGGCCTTTCTCGCGCATGGTCTTCTCAGTGAAGTCCTTCATGATCAAGTCACGCGCTACGGGGCTGAAGCTGACGCCCAAGTCCTCGCCCTGCATGATGGTTGGGAACGCTGGGTGCAGGTCCGGGCGGTCAATGATGCCGCCGCTCAGAGTGAAAAGCCTGTTGCCCAGTGCGCCAGTCGGTGAATCAATCAGCAACGGGTCGGTGGTGTCTCTGATGATCTTGTCGTAGTCAATGATCTGACCCTTCTTGCCGCCCACACCCATGCCACCGATCAGGTTGGCGGTCACGGCACGCCGATCGAAGGTGTTGGCAAGGTCTTTGAAGTTCTTGCTGAGGATATCAACGTCAGGCGGGAAGATGTTGTTGCCTTCCTTATCAACCGTGTTCACCAGACGCATGTTGATGCGATCCCGCAGGTCTGAGTCAAGGTCACCCTTTTTTGCGGCCTTCTTGAAGTCACCATAGAGCTTGTCGAACACCATCTGGTTTGACTGGTGCTGTGTTGGCGTGCCCAGCATGGCGGCATACACAGGGTCTTTGCCTGCGGACTTGCTGCCACCAAGAATCATCTTGGCAACTCCGGGGGTTTTGACGCCCCATGCCGCTTCGGCTGCACGGTACTCTGGCTCAGTCAGTTGCAGGCCAGAGAAGCCCGGGCCACCAAGGTAGCCGCCGCCGACTTTGGTGCGGTCTGCTTGGGTGATGACCAGAGGACGACCCTCAATGCGTCCAAGGGCCTCTGAAGCCTTCATAGGGGCCTCGGCTTGCTTGGCTGGCTTGAGTGCCTTTGCCAGCTTTGTTGCGGCCTCAGTCAGCAAGCCAACCTTACCGCCCCCAGCCAGCTCCAGTGCCATGGTGTCGGGGTTGTCGGAGAAGTGGACGGTACCGCCAGCGGCTTTGCGGTCAATGATTGACAGTGCGTCCTCTTCGCCGGGGAAGACAACGAAGTTCCGCGTGCCGTATGGTTCCGCTGTTGCTTTCATTAACTCAAGAGCATGATCATCCGGCTTGAAGTTGTAGATCCTCTCTTCCCCCTCAGGAAGTTTTATCTTCCACTTCCCAGTTCCAGTTGCGCCCCTTGACTGCTCGTCAAGATACCGAATGCCGGGGATTCCAAGCTGACGAAGCTGCTCCTCAACAGCGCCTTGCTCGCCTCCAACTCCAGACCTTTGCGCAATCGCGGGAATGACATCTTGACCAGCCATTCTGCTTGCATCGTATGGGACAGATGCCGTTGGTATTTTCTCAAGCCTTATCGGACTCATCTCATTGAGCTTGGTTCTTTGAGCTTCAGCCTTTGCCATGTAGTCCAACACATCTGGGTGCTCCAGCAGCGCTTTCTGCACATCAGGGTGCTGACTGCTTAACGGCTTGTCGTAGTCCAGCATTCGGGCGATCTTCTCGTCGGGCAGGTCTACGGTGTATATGCTACCCATGTTCTCCAGTGGCTTTTTGTACCCACCTGACTCAAGCATCTTCAAGGTTTCGGTAAGCAGTTGCTTCTGCGGGTGATCTGGTTCGCGCTCCAGTACGGCCCGCACATCGTCGGCGGCATACTGTGGATTGCCCGCCAAATTAGCCAAGCGTTGAGCATTGGCGTGAGCGTTTAGCCGCCCTTGATTTGCGGCGTCCCTGTTCGCAAGGTTCGCCGCATACTGCCCAGCGACATCTGGGCTCTCTGCAAAGTACAGCCCGTGCCCGTATGCCTGCGCACCTTCGCCTGTTCCAATTTTTTTGGAGCTGAACTTGTCAAACTTGTGCGGGGAGCCGTGATAAACGATTGCGTTTGAACGCGAACCCTGAGCCATGCCAGACAGTAGGTCAGCACCGATCCCGCCACGCTCCATGATCTGGGGGACGTACTTCTCGGCCATGCGCTCACCAGCACGGCCAGCAGCCATGGCTCCTTTGGCGCCAGTCTTAGCAGCGCTCTTGGCGAGTCCGCCCACGCCAGTGACGTTCCCAACAAGCTCAGTCGTATCAATGAGTCGGGGGTCGAGGCGGTAGGTGCCGATGCCGCCAGTAGCAGCGTTACCGCCACGGATCAGGGCGCCTATGCCGTTGTAGGAGATGTCCTCAAGCAAGTCAGCAGTGCCGGGCAGGGACAGCAGCTCATCGACGCTGGTGCCACCGAACAACGGGACGCTAGGGCTGACCTGATACTGGCCTGCGAACTGCTGCGCCTTGCGCACGGCGTTGGCGATTGGCCCAGTCACTTTGCTTTGCGGGGTTGGGCGGATCTCGCCGCTCCCGTACATCAAGTCGGCTAGTTTCTGGCCGGTAGTCTTGTTTTTGGGCATCGTCGGGCCTCAGTGTGTTGATTGGGCTAGATTATGCCCTCGAGGAGTTATCAAGTCCATCTGTTGGGTATGCGGCTGCCACGCTCGCTAAGACTCGGCAAGACTCGGCCTGACTCGATAACGCTCGCCAAGACTCGCTAAGGCTCGCTAAGACTCGCAAGACAACAAGCCGATCTCCGCTTTTGGGTCAAACAGCATAGGGGTTCTCGCGCTTCCTATGCTCCCATCCAGCGTCAATGACGTCTTCGTCGTCGTAGTCCTCGTTCGGCGGTGGGTCGATGTTCAGCCAGCCAGCATCCCGCAAGTACCGCAGGGCTTGGCTCATAGAATCACAGAAGTCGTCGTGGGTCGTCTCTGGGAACGAGCAGATCTGGCTGACCATGCCCTCAGCCCAGTCCCTGACGTATCCCTTACGGTTGCTGCTCTCGGGTATCCATACCCGCCCAGCCTTGATGATGTTAGAGATGATGTTCAGCCGCTGGGTCTTGTCTGCCTTGCCGGGGTTGTAGGAGCGCACGAACACATGGGCCCGCTGCAAGTCTTGGATCAGGGAGATGCCAGAAG